GACTTACGGGAGCGTCCACCGATGTCGACGACAACAAGGTAGCGGTTGGTGATGCGCTCCTCGTCGTCGATCTCCGGAAGGTCCCACACCCAGAGCAGGCCCTGATGGTCTTCACGGAACCGGATGCCACGCAGGGCCTCCTTGCCCCGGTCGTGGTCGGCATAGACGTCACCGACGTAACGTGGCGGACGGCAGGCGGGCCGCAGCTCCTCGATCTTGTATTTGTCGAAGACACGCTCACCGGAATGCACGAAGGCTTCGACGTCGTCGGTGGGGTATTCCGCCGCCATCTCCCCGTGGTCGTTGTACTTAGCTCGCTCCAGCACGTACCAGTGGATAGCCTCCAGTGTGGCTCCTTTCTCCCAGAGCCACCAGAGGTATTTGCCCGATTCCTCACGAGTTGTAAAGGTATTGTCGTTTAATCGGTTGTCATACAGATGCTTGGCAAACGTCTCTTTTTCGAGCTCGCTGACAAACTCCTGTTGGTACAAATCAATATCAAACCACGAGATAAAGAGTGCATCGAACTGTGACACACCACGTTTCGCTGCATCATACTCTCGCTGGAAGAAGTTGCCCGTACCGTTGGCCGTCGACTCGTAGACAATCATCGTGTAGGGCTTGTAGAGCACACCGGAGCAGGCGGAGCGTACGATCTTCTCCGGCGTCATCTTGTCGGTAGTCTTCCAGACGCCGACCTCCGAGAGGTGCACGAGGTTGTAGTCACCGCCACGGCAGGAGTCCGGACGTTCGGCCGTGCCTATCTTTATCTTGCAGTTGCGCTGCGGGATGCGGTGGATGGCACCGCTCTTGCCGACGCCTACGAGCTTCGCCTCGTTAGCCATATAAGGCTCGCCCAGCTTGTGCAACATCTCCACCGGGTAGTAGCTGATCATGCGGGTGAACATGTCCAGGATCTCCTCGGAGCCGGACGACTGATGGGCGATGATGAGGCTGTTGAGGCCTCGCCTATGCACGAGCTGCAGCCATGCCATGTAGAGCTGCGAGGTGGTGGAGCCACCCCATTGTCGGGCTTTCAGGAGCACGATGCGGATGGGCTTTCCCGACAGGCGCATCGCCTCGAGACGCTCTACAAATTTTCGCTGCGGACGGGTGAGGCGGAAGAGGACGTCGTCGCCGCCACCTTTGCTTTTGATGTAGACGAGTAGCGCCGCCCAGAAGGCGAAGTCGTGCAGGATACGGATGCGCACTATCTGCTGGACGACCTTACGACGGTCTTCCTCGAGGTCGGTGCTGTGTAGTTCCTGAAGGAGGGCTTGGATGGTGCCCAGCCGCACGAGCTTACGGATGAGGGGCACCGTGAGCATCGTGCGGGGCAACCACTGACGTGGCAGGGGGAAGTCGTCGATGACGACCTCCTTACGCTCGCCTATGGAGCCATCGCCGGTGATGGGGTTGAAGATGCGGTTGTTGCGCTCCTGGCGACGTGCATTGTCGGCTAGGAGTCGTGCGACCGCTTGATCCATGCTATAGGTGTGTTAAGGAGTCCATAGAGAAGCCCGCAGAGGTAGCCCCAGACGTGCACCCATCCGTTGATGCCGGGCAGGAACAGGCCGGGTAGGATGAAGATGACCATCCAGATGTTGTAGTAGGTGCGCCGCTGTGCGAGCCATGCCGCCCGCCCGAAGAGGAAGTAGACGATGCAGCTGAGGCCCACGGTGGGATGCAAGGAGAGACAGCAGGAGGGGACAGCAGCTGCCACAACCCAGCCCCAGAAGAGGCCGGCAGGGGAGAGCCGGTAGATGATGACGACCGAGAAGAGGCACCACACGTTGAGGAGGGCGTGCAGGAGGTTAGCGTGCAACAGGGAGTAGGTGAGGCGCGCCGTGAGGCCGCCGTCCCGTGTCAGCCCCCAATCTGCTACGGGCAGGGGGAGCAGGGAGGCCGTGATGCAGACGAGGCCTATTGCCAACGCCGCCACTTGAGTAATTTTTTCTGATGCCATAGCTGCTTTGCTGAGTAGATATAAACTTTTGCCGAGGCCGCCGAGATATAAAACTCAGGCGCCGGACGTGACACAACGTGCTGAACGATGCTGCAGACTGATTCACCTTGCCACTCCGGCTCGTCCTTCAGGCTGAGGACGCGACGGTAGATCTCCTGGAACATGGCTCGTTTCGTGGCCCGCATGCTGCGGAGCTCGTCGCCGCGCATCATGTAGCTGATGACGGTGTAGGCACGCTCCCACGAGACGTAGAACCGACGCGTGGGCATCTTGACGATGGCGCGCGCCGCCTCGTCGACATTGATGTGACTGTGCGAGTGCAGATACTCGTGATAGGCATGCAGGAGCGCTAGTGCTCGCTCATCCCTGTATTCTGCTTTACAACCGTTGTACTTCATAGGCAGGTTAATTAAGGACTTCCGTCACCAGCAAATTTAGTTTGATATTGAGATAAAGATAAAGATGGAGCTTGTGCGGGCCTCTCTATATTTGTCGCAGAATATTCTTATCATCTCATAAAATCATTGCAAAATGGCTGAACAGCAGAACACTAAGTCCAAACGCGACGCGTTCACCGAGCGACTGAAAGGAAAATATCCTGACAAATCGTTCGACGACGACGAGGCGATTTTCGGGCAAATTTCAGACGATTACGACGATTACGACCAACGTATCGGGCAGAGCCAGGAGCGCGAGCAGAAGATCACCAACCTCTTCAAGACCTCTCCTGAGGCTAGCCGCATGATGACCGACTGGGCCGACGGCAAGGACCCGGTGCTCTCTTATGTCTCCATCTACGGCAAGGACATGCTCGATGCCGCCAACGACCCCGAGAAGCAGAAGCAGATCGAGGAGGCTAACAAGGAGTACGTCGAACGACTGACCAAGAGTAAAGAGTACGAGGAGGAATACTCCAAGAACCTCGACGAGTCACTGGCCACGGTGGATGAGGTACAGAAGGAGCTGGGCCTCGACGACGCCCAGACTGACAAGCTCCTCGAAGACCTGGGTCGCATCGCCGGCGACGCCATCATGGGTAAGTTCTCCGCCGAGACGCTGCGCATGATCGTCAAGGCACAGAACCACGACCAGGACGTAGCCACCGCCGCAGAGGAGGCGGAGATACGCGGTCGTAACACGAAGATTGACGAGAAGCTGCGCCAGGCTAAGAAGGGCGACGGCACGCCGCAGCTCGCAGGCGCCAACGCTCCGGCACAGCCTAAGAGACCGGACCTGGGCGCCCTCGATAACTTCGGCGACGGCACCTCTATCTGGGACCGCGGCGACTTCAAACGAAAGAAAAACAGCTAATAATCACCACTAATTTTGTTGAACAATGAAGAAAGTATTCTCCACACTCCTGAGCCTCGTACTGACGGCTGCAGCTTACGCCCTGGGCGCCGCTAGCGGTGTCGTCATGGCCGACGCTAGCGCCCTGCCGGACGCAGGTGTGACTGCAGCCGGTGCTGATGCTACCGGTGGCACCGGTGGTATCGCCACCGAATCTCAGGGCCGCCAAGACGGTGACCCCGAGCTCTACACGAAGTCTGTCGACCAGCGTATCACCAAGATCCGCCCGATGTGCACCCCCATCGACCAGATCTCCCGTTATGCTAAGTCCGACAAGTGCGACTCCTTCGAGGTTAAGTATTACTCGGTGGGCACCCGTCCTATCAAGTGCACCTTGTCTAAGGCTGTGACGGCTCAGACCTCCGGCTCTAGCATCACCCTCCCCATCGATGATGACAACATGTTCACCATCGACGACACCATCCGCGTGGTCGGTGTGAAGGGTATCACGGACCGCAAGGGCGTAGCCTACGACCAGGACAGCGAGCAGACGCCTGACCTTGTACTCTCAGTATGCGGTCTCGACACCTCTACGAGCAAACCCACGGTCTATGCGGTCAATGGTAGTAAGAACGCCAATGGTCAGCCGATCTTTGTTCCTGCCATCCCCGCCGGCACTACCCTGATTCGTATGGGTAAGGCCTGCGCCGAACTCGACGCTCAGACGGGCCGCTTCAACAACCTGCCGGAAGCTGAAATCCAGTTCTGCCAAAACTTCATGATTCAGGTGGAGCAGTCTACGCTCGACGCCATCGCAGCTAAGGAGGTAGACTGGAACTTCTCCGACATCGAGGAGGACTCTATCTACGACATGCGACTCGGTCAGGAGAACAGCTTCCTCTTTGGTGCACTCGGTAAGGTCGCTCACGTCTCTAAGAACAACCAGCTGACCTACTTCACCGGAGGTATCTGGTATCAGGCCGGCAAGGACATCGAGGTCGGCGAGTGGGATAGCAACAAGAAGGCCGCCGTCATCAGCGACGAAAACCTCGTGGACATCACCAAGGACCTCTTTGTGGGTACCGGCTGCGGCAACAAGCGCAAGATCATGTTCTGCGGTAGCGACATGCTGGCAGCGCTTTCTAAGATTCAGTCCGACAAGTTCCGCCTCAAGGACAGCGTAGAGGTTTGGAACCTGAAGTTTAAGTCATGGGACACCGACTTCGGCGAGATCCTCACGATGCACCACGAGCTCTTCGACCTGAACGGCATGAGTGACTGCGCGCTGGCCATCGACCCCGAGTACCTGACCAAGAAGGTACACGTCTCTTGGGGCCGCAACGTGCTCGACCTGAAGAAGGCCGGCATCCGCAACACCAATGCTGTCATCATCCAGGAAATTGCATGTATCTACCTGCGCTATGCTAAGGCTCATGCCCGCATGCGCCTGGCACAGGCTCCTGCAGCATAATTACCAAGTTCCTTCCAATCCTAATCCTAGTCGGGGGCAAGCAGGGGATAAAGGCTCCTACTTGCCCCTTGTTATTTTTACTATAATAGACTGATTATGAAAAAGTACGTATCCAAATCCAATATCTCTATCAACGTCGTGCTCGAGGGTGGCACCAACATTCACGTGGCATTCACGCCACAGACGCTGACGGGCAGTGTGTTTTACACCGACGACGAGAAGCTGCAGGCCGCCATCGAGCGCCACTATAAGTTTGGCACCGCTATCAAGGAGGAACCCATCGAGGAAACTGCCACTCCTAAGAAGACCACCGCAACCAAGAAGCAGACAGTCAAGAAGGTGCAGTCAGAGTCGGAAGCTACTCCGGAGGAAACTACCGCTGAGGCTGACGACACCGAGGCCGCTGAGGCCACAGAGTTGGCTGAGGAGGGCGAGGCCGAGACAGACGAGGAGGAGACCCCTGAAGATGGACTGAAGGTTGTCTCCGTCACGGACCTGAGCTCCGCCAAGGACTATCTGGCGTCTAACTTCGGCATCAGCCGCACCAAGCTCAACAGCACCGCTAAGATCAAGGCAGCTGCAACCGCTAACGGCATCGTATTCGAGGGCATCTAATCGTGTTGGGGTATGAACGTGCAGACTATAGCTATGATCCAGGATGTGCGCGTGGCCATCGACATGAACCGCCGCGACAACCAGCTGATTAAGGTGGCCGATGAGGAGACGCTCCTGACCGATGCTCTTATCGAGTCGAAGCTGACGGATGCC